GCTTCTAATGACATTGGGGGCACAAGCGGACGCCGCACAGACAAATCCAAACGCTGCGGCTTCGGCGCTTGCGCTACTCAAGGGACTGCTGAAACAACTTCAAGGTACCGGCACCGGTGCCACGCCTGTTTCACTAACGGGGAGTAATGTTCCAGATACTCAGGCGATACCAACAAGAATGGGTAGCGCAACACGGACAACAATTTTGCCGAGGGCAATTAGGAATAGTAGTATTTATGGCGCAATAACTCCACCGAGTGGCGCACGGGGAGTACAGCTTATATTGCAGGTATTTTCTGCAACTGGTGCTTTTCAGTCAAATCAAGGCATCAGTCTAAATTTACGAAGCACTTTTACCCCGGACTCTGCCAGCCAAATTTATGCTAACACCAGTCCAACAACATTTGGATTTCCTCATTATCAAATGATCTTTTGGTATCCAGGGGCAACAAAAGAAGATTTAAAAGTGAATCTTGCATCTGTCGCTGTGTGTGGTTTGCCGTTGGTGTTACCCGCATATACACTATACATTACTGGAACATTCAATGTTGGGCAAGGTTTTGATTGCCAGTTGGATGCGTATTGGTTCTATTGAGGTTCTATTGAGGGAGGGGTTTTGATGAATTTTCCAGAAACGGAAATCGAATTTGAAGAATTGATGAGACAAGGAAAAACTGTGGAATATACTTGCACAGACACACAAACCGCCCCGGATGAATCATGGTCTTTCTGGGGAATCAATCAATCTCCGGATGGAACTATGTATGTATGGCGTCGAATTGTTAATCTTGTTTAACTAACGAAGTTCGTTTGTTTAAGAAGACAGCGGCAAAAAAAAATGGTGCCGGGTATCAATCCGGCACCAATTCCAGGACATCGGTGATCTGACAATCCAGAGCTTCGCATATCTTTGCCAGGTTATCGAGCGGCAGTCGTTGCGTTTGATTCCGACACATTTCATTGATAGATGGTTGCCGAATGCCTGTAATCCGTGCCAATTCGTGCTGGGACATTCCTCGAGCTTCTAACAACTGGCCGAGCTTAATAACAATTTTCAACTTACACCCCCCCCATGCTCTTGATACGTAAAGCGTATCATGATATGATAAACGTATCAATACGCTAAACGTATCAACTGGAGGGAATTTTCATGTTGCTTTCCGAAGCATGGTCACAATATGAGGCCGACAAACGGATTTTGGGCTATTCTCCACACACGCTCAAGGCTTACCGGCTACAGGCTGGGTTGCTGATCCGTTTTCTCGGCAATGTGCCCATTGGTGAGGTCACGTTTGAGCAGCTAAAAGCTTATCTCTCCCAAGACGCGTCCAGGCTCAAACCGTCCAGCCTCGGGCATCGGATACGGTTTCTGAAATCGCTGTTTCGATGGGCACATGATGAAGGATACATCGTTCGGAACCCAGCCGCCAAATTGAAAGAACCCAAACAAGGCCATCGTATCCCGAAGGCGCTCGGCGAGGAGGAAATCGAAATGCTCCGGGAGGCTTGCAAAACGCCGCTCGAGCATGCACTTGTCGAGGTTCTCTATACGACCGGCTGCCGGATCGGGGAGGTATACAGACTGAATCGAAATTCGATTGATTGGGAATCACGGTCCATCATCGTCAGGGGGAAGGGGGACAAAGAGCGTGAGGTTTATTTCAGCATCAAATGCGCGATATGGCTCCGGAAGTATCTCCGTGAGCGTCGAGACAATGATATCGCTCTGTTTGTCACAGAGCGCATGCCGCATAGAATGTCAATCGCACAGATGCGATACGTCCTAAAGCGAGTAGCGAAGCGCGCTGGCTTGGAAGTGCCGGTATATCCGCACAAACTCAGACATTCCTACGCTACGCATTTGCTCAACAATGGAGCACCGCTGGAAGTGATCCAGTCGTTCCTCGGACACGAAAAGACCGAGACGACGCGGATCTACGCCCAACTTAGCGGAGAACGCCGGCGGGAGCTATATCGAAAATACTTCTAGGAGCCGAAAGGGCTCTATTTTATTTGGGAAAAAGGGGTGGCAATATGCTGATCCCAACATGGCCAAGATATCGAAAAGTTGATCTCAATCATATTCTGAAACCCACATTCGGCCTAATGACTTCAGCCCCTGATCTGTTGGACGAAATCTTCGGTCCGCACTACATGTCAGCAGGGATTGGTGAAAATATCCTGCTCCCGTATTTACCCGAAATCCTGCACGGGATCGAGGAGTTCGTGGTGATCACGGAATCGGAATCCATCGAGATCTCAGACCTGAAAGGCGCAATTCAACGGGTTTTCGATGATCAGTTCGGCATGACAGCCAGTGCGGAGGTCATCCGGCGCCGGGAGCGAATGCTCGGCATTCAGGCCAACCCGGCTACCGAATCGCTAGAGTTCCGGCGCGCCCGGATCATCAACCGCTACTCCATGAAACCGCCGTTTACGGTGCGCTTCCTGCAGGAGCAGCTTGATCGACTCGTCGGTCCGGACCGCGCGCTGGTTGAGGTGGAGCCGGAGAACTATCTGCTGATCATCACGGCTGCCATTGACGATGCCGAGGTCTTTCGGGAAATCGAGCATACCGTCAAGACGATTAAGCCGGCCAACATCGTGTATCAGCAGAATACGGCGCTGAACGACGACCTCGAACTGGTCGAGTCAATCGTCGTCCATGAGATCACCTGGAACTACGTGCTCGGCTCGTGGCAGCTCGGCGCCGCGCCGTTCGCAACATTGGGACCGGAGGTGCCTGTGACATGATCAACGCATCATTCTTGCATGACGTGGCTCGGTATGTGGATGGCCGCGTTGCCAAAGTGGTGTTGAACGGGACGTACGTCATCACGAATTTCGAGGTGAAGCAGGTCACAGGCAACGTGCTGGCGCTGAAGTATCTCATTCCGGTCGCGGGTGTGTCACTGGTCACGACGATCGAGCTGAGAGACGCGGCGGATAACGTGATCAGCACGAACAACGTCAACATCCCGATTACGGCGGATCATCTCATGATCCAGTCGATTACGGTTAAGGAAGGTGATGCTTGATGGCAAAGACAGATTGGCAGATGGGGGATACGGTGCTGCCGGATGATCTGAACCAGATCGGGCAGGAGATCAATCAGAACCGGGACAATCTCGCCGCCCACACTGCAGCCACCACCGGCGTCCACGGCGCAACGTCCGCGGCTACGCCGAATACGCTGGTTCAGCGGGACCCGGCTGGGCGGTTCAAGGCGGCGGCGCCGTCTGCATCGGACGACGTGGCACGTAAGGCGGAAGTGGATGCGGTGCAGAGCAATTTGAATTCGCATAAATCGGCGACTACGCTCGACCACCCGGACGGCAGTGTGACGACGGCGAAAATCGCAGACAGCGCTGTGACGGAAGCGAAAATCGCCAACAGCGCCGTGACCGCCAACAAGATCGCCAGCGGAGCTGTTACGTCGGCGAAAATCGCAGACAGCGCTGTGACGGAAGCGAAAATCGCCAACAGCGCCGTGACCGCCAACAAGATCGCCAGCGGAGCTGTTACGTCGGCGAAAATCGCGAGCGGTGCCGCGACCGACACGGTAATCGGAAACCGGACGATCACGGACACGTCCGCGCCTTCCAGCGACAGCGGCACGCTGACGAACTTGCTTTCGTGGCTCGCCTACATGATCAAGGCCATCACTGGGAAATCCAACTGGCGGACGGCGCCGGCGACGACGTTGGAGGCGGCCGCGGCACATATCGCCAATACGAACAACCCGCACGGGGTGACGAAGTCGCAGGTCGGTCTCGGAAACGTGCAAAATTATGGCATCGCTTCTCAAGCTCAAGCACAGGCTGGTACGGACAACGCATCATACATGACGCCGCTTCGTACAAAACAAGCGATTGACCAGTTTGTACCTATCGAAACCGGTTCGTGGACACCGGATTTGCGATTCGGCGGCTCGAACGCGGGAATCACCTATGCATTAAGAGCGGGGCGGTACACCCGGATTGCAAACGTCGTGTATTGGTCTTTTGTAATTTCGCTAAATTCAAAGGGCAGTGCATCAGGGACCGCCACGATAGCCGGGTTGCCCTTTAATAGCGGTACTATTACCGATTTTTTCCACACTGTCGGGCATGCAACTAATATTTTTGTGCCGAGCGGACAATGGTTATCTAGCTATAATCCAGGTACGGCAATAGTTCTGGCGACAAGCGCCGGCTCGCGCTTAACAAACGCAGAGTTTTCAAACAATAGCACACTTCAAGCAAGCGGCTTTTACTTTATTTCATAGGAGGGCGTTCTTATGGCTGACATAATCGAAAAAATCTCGCTGGACATGCTGACGCCGAACAGCGTGAGCATCAAAAAGCAACAGCATGTCGAAATCAACGGGGTTGAGTATCCGATCGGCGATCCGTGGCGCCGTGCCTATGTGAACAGCTCATCCGGACGCCAACAGGTACAGGACGAGGTGCCGGAACCGTACCGCTCCGCCATTTTCGCGGTTTGGGGCGACACACCGACAGTCGCCGATCCGGTCGAGGTACCCGAAGCAGAAAACGAATCCGATGCAGGCTCCGCCGAATAGGCGGGGCCTCATTTTATGGGGGTGTCGATCATGGAAAACATTTTCAAAACCATTGTTGCAGTTGGCGGCGCCGCCGCTTCGTACTTGTTCGGGGGGTGGTCGTCGTTGCTATCGATCCTGCTCACATTCGTCGCTTTTGATTATGTCACCGGTTTTGCGGCCGCCGCCAAAGAGGGACGGCTCAATTCCGAGGTCGGCGCGTGGGGGATTGCCAAAAAGGTCGGCATCTTCGCCGTTGTGGCCGCTGCGCACTTGGTGGATGCCGCGCTGGGCGACGCTCATCTTTTCCGGGATGCGGCGATCTTCTTTTTTCTGGCCAATGAGCTGCTCAGTGTGATTGAGAACGCCGGACGGATCGGCGTGCCTATTCCGCCTGTCATGCAGCGGGCGGTCGAAGTGCTGCGCGGGAAGTCGGAGGGGGACCGGCCATGAGCGCGGCATCTTTCATCGCCCAGATCGCCCCGATCGCCGTCCAGCTCCGCGTCGAAGGCTCTCCGATCTTCCCGTCGGTCCGAATCGCGCAGGCGGGGCTGGAGACCGGCTGGAAGGTCCCGCCCTGGAACAACCTCGGCGGCTACAAGGTTGGCAGCGGCAAGCTCACGCCGTACTGGCGCGGTGCCATCGTCAACAAGAGCACGTGGGAAGTGTACGACGGCAAGCGCGTGGACGTGACGGCGGCATTCCGGGCGTATGACAGTGTAGAGGACTTTTTCCGGGATCAGGACCTGCTCTTCGGTGCCAGCCGTTACGCTCGCGTCCGGGCAGCGAAGACACCGGAAGAGCAGGCGGACATGCTGCAGGCGTGCGGCTACGCAACCGACCCGGCGTATTCGTCCAAGCTGGTCGGGATCATTAAAACGTACGGACTCAAACGATATGACGAGGAGGCGAAAGCGCATATGCAGATGATCGAGGAATTGAAGAAGCGAGTCGAGCAGCTCGAGAAACAGCAAGAGCGCGTGCCGGCGCCGAAGTGGTTCGTGGAT